GGATCCGCTGTGGGTCTTTTTATTTGGAGGGCGTATGAATACGGTATCGCAAGCGTTCGATCTAGGGCTACAGAATACACGCACAGAGCGACCGGCTAGTACGCCGTTCCGTGGCAGCACGCTGGGCGGTTGTCTACGGGCGCAGCACTACGCTGCTACAGGTGAAGAGCCAAGCAATCCATTTGAGCCTCGACTCTATCGCATCTTCGAGCAGGGCCACGTCATTGCTGACGTGCTCTACAAGAAGCTGGAAGCGTCGGGGCTTTTCGATTCCATCCAGTTCGAGGTGCCGGTGGTATGGCCTGAGAAGAACTTCTCTGGCAACATCGACATCCTTGTGCGGTGGAAGGGCGAGGAGAACGAAGAGGTACTCGAGCTCAAGTCTATGAACTCGCGTGGCTTTACGTATCTCAAGGGTCCAAAGCCGGAGCACGCAATCCAGGCAGCTTCCTATGCGCTAACGCGTGAGCACTTGACAGGTGCAACCGTAGGTGCTAGGGTTGTGTATGTCAGCAAGGACGACTTCCGCATTGCGGAGTACACTGTTGACAGGGACTGGTACGACAAGGCGCTGCGCGTTCTTGACGTAGGCAATAAGTTCCTAGAGCAGGGGAGAATCCCCTGGCGTTTGCCCATTGCTGATGGGCAGGACGTAAAGAAGAAGTGGCCATGTGCAGGTTGCCAGTGGCTCACAAAGTGCAGGGGGTAGCTATGGCAGAAGCCAAGACGACACTCGCTAGCAAGATTGCCAAGGTCATGGAGGCTGTTGGCTACGTGGAGAAGGGCGGCACGAACTCTGCCCAGGGGTACAAGTTCGTACAGGCTAGCGCTGTTGCGGACAAGGTACGCGGTGAGCTGAGCAAGCTCAACGTTTCCATGACCCCGACTAACATCGACGTGATCAGCGAGGGCGTGACGCCTAGCGGCAAGCAGGCACTCATCACCTTGCGGTTTACCTGGACGCTAACAGATGGTGACACAGGTGAGACGATCACGTGGCAATCCATTGGTACCGGGGCAGACTCAGGCGACAAGGCTGTGTACAAGGCAGCGACAGGCGCACTTAAGTATGCTCTACTTACAGGGTTCCTCATCCCGACCGGCGACGACCCAGAGGCCGACGCCAAGACGGATGACGAGACTTGGGAGAAGGCCAAGGAGATCGTAAAGGGATCGGTCAAGACGCCAGCACCGAAGAAGACTGGTGATAGCTTTAATGGATTGGAGTTCTGATGGCACGACTAGACATCTGGCTAAGCGATAAGAAGTCGCCAACCAATAAGACATCAAAGAATGGTAACGATTACCTAGAGGTATACGGTACTATGCAGACGGCAGCCTACGAGGAGTGGGCAGACGGTGACCGCAGCGGTGCGGCACCTGACCGGTACGCATACATCACCCTACGCTTCTTCGATAAGGATTCAATGGAACACGTTGGCAAGGTCTACGAGTGGGCCATCTCTCAGGAGAAGGACCCTCGCCCTAACGTCCACGTGGTAGGCAAGCTCAACGAGGACCGTGAGTATAACGGCAAGATGTACTTCACCATGCTGGTGTCGGACGTCTCACCGCTACGCTACGGCGCACTGCGCGGCAAGAAGAGTGAGTAGGCGAGACCTAAGCATGACCTTCCTCGAGGACATTGAGGCATGGAAAGCTGATGGATTTGACGATGCGATCATTGGTGTCGGGCAACAGTTTACTGAGGGTGGGTTGGTTTACATCTACATCTACAGTAAGAAGTCTATGCTCGACATCATCGCTGATGACATCGTTACTGAGATCAACAACCGCGTCAACACATCCGATGAGGAGAGGAAGGTTCTAGCACAGGATGCATGGGACCAGGCGCTGGAGTACTTCGAGTACAACATTGCCGGTGCATACATCGGGCGTGGCATGCCAGTATTCTTGGAGGATCTAGGTGACTGACGCATCGAGGAGAGGTCGGCTCAACCGCTCGAGGGGTAACGCCTTCGAGCGGGAGGTAGCTCATAAGTTTGGGGGGAAAAGGGTAGGCCAGTACGGTGGGCCTGAGGATGTGTCTGCTGGGCAGTTCAACATCCAGGCTAAGTGTGGCCAGATGTTCAGCGAGAAGTACTGGAGGTGGCTCCAGGCTGTGCCTCGCAAGGCAGACCAGGTTCCGTTGCTCGTGGTGGGCGATGCGCCTGGCTCCGGCAGCAAGCGCCGGGTGTTCATAGTCATCGAGGAGCATGACTTCCTCGAGCTAGTTGGAGGTTCGAATGCAGAGGCCGAAGAAAAAGCTGACGACGTTTGAGCTAGCCGTGGCATGGGCCAAGGTGTTCGAGCTCATTCACACACGTCTCAAGGAGCTAGAGGTTCCGGACGCAGCAAACATTGCGGCACGTGCAGCGGATGCACTTGCCAAGGAGGGCGCCAATGGCGACAACACCTGATGAAGTACAAGGACCTACAAGATTCCAACGAGTATCGAAAGCGGCAAAAGAAGTTGTTTCGAGCAGCAACGTCACACGAGTGGTTGCTTCAGGAGCCGTCCTTCTCGCAGTCGGAGTTGATAGACCGGGCACAGCAATCCCGGTCGCAGCGCTTCTCTTCATCCTCTTCGGAAAGAAGTGACATGGTTGTGCCGAGGACGTTCGTAGATTACTTTAAGAATCTATACACTGAGGCACATGAGATTATGGTTTCACGCCAGGCATCGTACGGCCCGGCAAACGTCGAGCACCTTGGTCCGCAGGGTGTGTTCTCTAGGATGGCAATGGACAAGGTCAACCGTATTGCACGGGCAATGAACGGGAAGATCGTGGAGGGAAAGGTAGAGCTTCAGCCTGGGTGGTACACGCCTGAGGTACACGATGCTCTCATCGACACCATCAACTACGCTGCTATCCTCATTGCTCTTGGACAGGAGAAGTGGTCTTCTGTTTCGAGGGGCGAGGAATGATGCCAGAGGTAGAGACCCTGCCCATATTCGCACGAGGCAAGAAGGTTGCAAGCCTCGTGATGATCTATGGTCAGTCCGGGTGGAAGGCGCAGCTCGTGACCAACACGAAGCCGGCCACGTCGGAGGTCATTGCCTCAGGTGAAGAGCGGCTAGGTCCGGACGCTGCACGGACCATCGCCAATGAGCTAGCAAAGAAGTGGCGTGACTCGCAAAGATAGCGCACTCGAGTGGTTCAAGGCAGACGCTAAGCGTCTAGGCCTTGGGCTTCGAGAGTACTGCCGCCAGTTCGGGATAGAGTACGAGTCCCTTGGTGGTAGAGATAGAGTCGACCCCTTGACAAAACATACACATGTAAACTACCGTACTTGCGAGGTCTGTAAGGCCAATGCCATGATCAATGGCCGAAGTACGGAGGATGAGGATGATTGAGCTAGCACTAGCCCTAGGTCTATACCTAGGTGGAGGCGACGCTACTTGGTACGGAGATGGTGGCCGGTGCCACGACGGATATCTTAGGACCTGCTCCCCTTATCTTTCGGGGGAGCAGGTCTTTTACGCGGCGGTCGGTAGCTGGCGGTGGGGCGACAAGCCGTACGACATCCGCGTGTGCAAGCTTGGCAACCAGGACAAGTGTGTTGTGGTCACAGTGCGTGACTTCTGCCGTGCTTGCAAGAATGGATTCGGTGTGATAGACTTGTCTCCGGCGGCGTTCAAGAAGCTGGCACCGCTCTGGCGTGGCAGGATCCACGTAGTAATCAGGTCAGCAGGAGTGGAGGGACAGTGGCTAAGGATAGGAGCAAGTACTTCCGGGCTCGTACAAAGATAGGCAAGATAGAGCTAAAGGCTCAGGCGTTATGCGACGACCTGGGCCATGAGTTCTTTATGATCCGGGACGACAGGAGCGCAACATCATTCGGGTGCAGCGACTGCAACGTATGGGGATGCGCTGAGGTTGACGGCAGGAAGGCAACGTTTCATGGTACAATCTTCGAGTACAAGTGTGGCGAAGCACCAAAGTTGGAGGTAACAGAAGATGACATCGACATCCTCGCAGCAATCTTTAGATAGGGATGACGGCGACATTCACGGCGAGTGCCCTGTGTGCGGGAAGTACAAGGTTCGCATCGACCGTGGTAGAATGAAGCCATGCTTCATGTGGGCAAGAGAGAAGGTGAGGGAAGATGAAGACAACAACGATGCCGAGTAATACACAGGCCGAGCGATCTCTGCTTGGGTCCATCCTAATCGACCACGATATCCTGAATGACATCGAGCTAGACCCGGCTATGTTCTGGGATAGGCGCAACTCACTGGTTGCCGATGCCATTCGCCAGGTTCACATCAACAATCAGGCCGTCGATGTTGTCACTGTAAGCGACCAGCTATCTGCAGGTGGCCACGTCGAGGACATCGGTGGGCTGTCCTACCTTAGCGAGCTAACAACGGATACGCCTACGTCCATCAATGCATCCAGTTACTTCGAGATCGTTGAGCGAATGGCTGTGCTACGTGGGCTGGCCAAGGCCGGTGCGCGCATCGTCGAGGTTGCACAGTCGGGGCAAGATGACGTGCTAGCTGCCATCGATGAGGCTGAGCGTGTGCTGTTCCAGGTTGGCAACAAGAAGCGTGGTGCCAGGTGGTCAGATGCGAGCGACCTCATGCGTATTACTCAGGGCAGGATCAACACCATCGCTACGTCAGGTGCAAGGATCGGTGTGCCAAGTGGCATCAGCCAGATCGATGCCGTGACTGGTGGCTGGCAGAAGTCTGACCTCGTCATCCTCGCTGCTCGCCCAAGCGTGGGCAAGACAGCGCTGGCTACGACGATGGCGTACAACGCAGCATCGGTTGGCAAGAAGGTTGCTATCTTCTCTATCGAGATGAGCGCTGAGCAGGTAGGTGCACGCCTACTGTCGTACGCTAGCAGCACGCCACTCCAGGCCATCCGGCATGGTGGGCTAGACATGATTCAGATTGTCGAGCTAGACCAGGCAGCGCAGCGCGTGGCAAAGCTTGGCATCTATGTCGATGACTCTCCTACTGCATCGCCATCTGTGGTGCGCAGCAAGTGCCGCAAGCTAGTGGCCGACCAGGGTGTAGACCTAATCATCGTTGACTACTTGCAGCTGATGTCACCGGACAAGAGCAGCAAGGATTCCAATAGGGTTAACGAGGTGTCAGAGATTAGCCGTGGCCTCAAGGCCCTGGCACGTGAGCTAGATGTGCCGGTCATTGCACTGTCGCAGCTGAGCCGCATGTCTGAGTACCGTGAGAGCGGTGAGCCTAGGCTCTCCGACCTACGTGACTCCGGTGCTATCGAGCAGGATGCTGACCTTGTGCTAATGCTGTGGCGCAAGACAGATCCAGACTTCCTTGCAGCTAGCGAAGTGGTGAGTTGCAAGATTGCTAAGCACCGCAATGGTGCGACCGGGGCATGCGACCTCGAGTTCATCAAGACCACAGCTAGCTTTAGGGGGTAACATGGCGGTAAAGAAGTTGGTATTAGATTGCAAGTGCGATCCCGCAATCTGCGATCATGCATACGAAAAGCTGAGCGACCTGCTCCAGTCCGGGTACGATGACGGGTACGATGAGGGATGGAAGGATGCATTCTTCTCCATCAAGAACACGCTAGTAGAGATGGGATTCGGCAAGGCACGGGACATGAAGCTGCCGGAGCCGCCTCCAAGAGGAGGTAGTTCAAAGACAAAGGTTCGCCATTCGTCCGGTAAAAAGGGTGAGCTAATCAACTAGTTGTCCATTCGCCCGGTACTGCGGGCTTGCGTGTTGTCCAGTTCGGCATAAAAAAACTGCCAGTGATGGGGAAGGATTCCATCACTGGCAGTGCTGTTAACTGGCCTCGCAGTCGTGGCCGTACTCCCACTCCTCTGCGTCCTTCTCAACGAACATGTCGAACTTGCGTCCACACTCAACGCATGTATGTACTTCCGGCATGCTTGTGCCTGCCGCATTAGTCAAGCATGCGCTTGCCGCGTCTCGCACGGCTTGCGCATACTCGATCTGCGTAGCTGACTCACCTGGGTAGTACTCATTGAAGTCGAAGTCTTCGACATCATGAATGCTTAGCCCGCAGATCTGCTCGAACCTGCGGTCTACATACCGCAGGAACTTCTCGAAGTCAATGCTAATCGTTTCCAACTGCCGTTGCTCTGCTAGCATGCTCTGCCTCCCTATGCCTCTGAATGTTTGAGATGACTTCCTCAACGAGGCTGTCCATCTCCTTGAAGTCGAAGCCAATGTAACCACTGCAGCTGTCGATGACATCTGTCTCGACATGCTGGCATGAGTCACACACCTTCTTCTTGGTAATCCTCCAGCCTACAACATGTCCTCGCAATAAAGCGTCGTACTCGTTTACCATCTTCTCAAGAACTAGCTCCATCATAGCCAACTCACCATCCACTGGTGAGTCTTGTTCTAGTACTGCGAACCCGCACTGACCGCTGTCGAACGGGTCATTGAATGGCGTAGTGCGTACGCTTACATTGCTATGAGCGAACAAGTACAATGGCAAGTATGCCTTTGCATTCTTGAGCATGTCTTGTACATGGTTCTCTTCATCTGCTGTATCTGCGCTGATAGATACATCTACCGGGATGTACTTAGCTGCGCCGTTAGTAGCATAGATCTTGAAGCCACGCTCGTACCAGTCATGGTCGTATTCTGTGTCGTGGAACAGCTCATACCCGTATCCATCCTCGAATGTGTTAGATACTATCTCTCTCCAATCACTCACGATCCGACCTCCATTCATGCTTGTTGTCATCCCATACTGCTTGCGCAATCTCACGCCAGTCTACCATCTCCAGGTATGTACTTACTGCGTCACTGACTGGGCCATGGTTGTCATTGTACCAGTCATCGTTTCCCTGCATGATAAAGTTATCTGTGAAGTAATCACGGATGAACTGCTCTGCGTACTGCAGATATCCATCCTGATCCCATGTGCCCTCGTCTACGAACTGATTGATCTGTCCTTCTAGTGCGTCCGAGATGCCATCATACATTCCATCTACATTGTTGATCCATAGCATGGCATTCCATGTCTCGTAGTTTGTCCATCCATTGTATTTACCACACATGTTCCCTCCTTCTGGGCATGTGGGGGTGAGCAATTGCCCACCCCCTGCATCCGCCCGTTGATTACTTGACGCCGCGCTTGGCGAGTTCTTCCTTATCCTTGAGTGGTGCTACGATACGCACAATGATCTCGTACTTCGGAGACTCATACAAGTCTTGGAAGTCATTGCTCGTTGCGTTGCCACACTTGTCGGTTGCAACCCAGTTGCAATTCTCGAAGCCATTGAACTCTGCGTATACACTACGCTGCCTATGATAGTTGCTCACATCGGCCTGCTCTTCGAGTGCAAGGTCGATGCTAGTTGCTACTGCAAGCGAACCCATGAGTTCGTTCTTGCCGTAGTTGTAGTTAGACTTGGCTAGCTTGCGACCGATCTCCGGCACTGCGTTGGACAACACATTGCGGAACTGGTCGAGGCTGCTGCCCTCTACAATGATAACCTGCTCGAACTCTTTCAAGTCCTTGAGCTTTGGAGTGCCTGACTTTAGAACCTTAACTTGCTTACCCATTGTTCTCCTCCTTCTTCTGCTTGACAACCCAAGCATAATTGTTGTAGTCATATTCAACTACAAAGTCTTTGTTTGGGGTACCATCCCCATCGATTGGGTCTAGCTTGAACAACCTGTCTAGGATGTTCATTGATTCGCGTGCTCGTGTCTCATCTTCATTGCTCAATGGCTGGCCTGTCGTACCATCAATGATGGAACGATAGAGGTAGAGGTTAAGCCTTGCTACTCTGCCAAGGAACCTGATGAGCATACGATGCTGGTCGATGTCGATCGTTTGATACTCTGTTAGATTATCAAGGACTTCATCGATTGTGCTGTATGCACTATCTACATCTGACTCAAGATAGTCTGCCTCCCTTCTCAAATCTCCTGCTCGGCTAGACGCATTGCTAACTTCACCCCTTGCGTACTCTAGTTTCTCACGAACCTG